CAAGGGATCCGAAAAGACACAAGTTCATAACCGTTAATGGATGAAAAATTATCCCAGTAATTTTAGGCATGAAAAAAGGGGTGCCGTCGCACCCCTATCATAACATCTAGATGTTTATATGTCTATGTTAAAATCAGAAATTATACTTAACGCCTAATTTTCCACCAAGTGCAAGGTTGTCACCGAAGAGACCTTCGTCGTCAGCAGTGATGAAAGCAAGTTCACCATAAACTCCGACTGCCTCAGAGACAGGGATTCCAGCGCCAACTTTACCAGAGAAGCGAGTGTCAGCTTCTACACCATCAGCAGCCACGATAGCAGGGCCACCTTGGACATAGAAAGAACCAGCACCAAGTTCACCCTCATAGCCAATGTGAAGATCCGTTGTGGCTCCAGTGTAGTCATCCCCAGCCCATGAAGCGTTGGATTCTACGTTGACGTAAGGGCCAGCAAGGGCAGCAGACGGGGCAGCTACAGCAGCAGCTGCGGCGAGAGATGCGATTGCAGTTTTGAACATTTGAAAATACCTCTTGTTTTTACTTGTGGAGTTTTATACCCACAGATGATAGCGACTCGACATGTCGCGTTTGTTGTAAACTGTTACATGTAGTAACAGTTCGGAATATTTATAATACCTTAATCCCAGTATTTTGTCAACCCACAGCTGGAGAAGAGAGTTCTTCGACACCTGCCCTTTGTTGACTAGACTGTTGATTAGGGTTATCCCTACCAGCAACTCGACCCAGATAAGGATCAAACTCACTAATCATATCGATTGTGATGTCAGATCCCCGAGTCTCCCAAAGATTACGAAGTCCATTATGGCTTCCTCTGTGGAAGATTTCGATATGTTCTGGATGAATTGACGATCCCAATTCTATCTTGTACAAGAAAATGGGGCAAGCGTATGAGGCACCTGAGTTATAGATGAGATCATCCGCAACTGGTCGGGGTTTGACACCGTTATCAAGTTTGTACTGGTCTCCTCGGCAGTGCAAGTCAATCAGTTTCTTGGCGTGGTGACGGGTAATAACATAACATGCCGTGGAGAAATCATTAATAAATCTGCGATGAATGTTTACATGCAGTTCTCCTGGGCAAATGATGGCGACCTGAACAGTATCCCAATCATAGGGAACTCTGGAGATAAACTGTCGCCAAGTAAAAGTCCAGTATCTAGCGATACTAATATCACAATCATCTTCCATAATGATTGCATATGGTTCATCAGTTTCATAATAAAACTGTTTAATGGCTTTAAGATGACTTGTGACACATCCAATCTCACCTGCTGACATGTCAGAAGGGTAACGTCCCTTCACGATCTCACTCAAATCTTCACCAGTTTCGGGTCTACCATCATAAGCAGAGACGCGAGTATAGTTTTCAACTTGCCAATAATCAAGTTGTTCCTTCATCCATTGCCAACGTTCTGGTTGACCATCAAGGTTGATCACATAGACAGGACCAAAACCTTTTAGTTTATATGCTGATTTGTTTTTGTCCATTAGATTTTAATCCATCCTTCACAATATAAGTCTTTGGTATCCTTGTCCTTATAATCAGGACCGAACCATGTCTTAGGTGCAACGACTTTACCACGTCCTCTCTGCAACCAGGCACCCCACCAAGAGAGGGAAGAGTTAGCAATGATAGCACCGCTGCATAGACTCATGATACAGAGGTCTACAAAGGGTTCCCATGAACCATCAGAATACTTATCTGTTGGTTCTGATACAAGGAACCTATCATCATCAAAGAACTCTTGTTCCTTTACCCACTCAGGAGAATCGGAACAAACAATTACTGGTTGATCTTCAGGAAATTCTTTCAGAGCTTCCTCGTAATAGGCCAACGGTTGTGGTGGATGTTGTGACGAACATTGCGTGTACGACCACTTAAATCCCCTAGCATCGACGAGGTTAGGATCACCGCGACGAACGTGAAGAAAGAGAGGCGGTGTATCCATAGAATCCATAAGCTCCTTGACAGGATCACTGATGGAATCATGGAACGTAAAGTCTCTAGCAATCTCGTCTTTGATGTTTGCAAAATACTTTTCGGTCTGGAAGAAACCAAATAGACTTACATCATTGGGACACATCCTATGTAGTTCTTCATCGAAGTGGAAGTGTTTCTCCATTACTACTGGAGCATGTCCCCTATCCAAGACGAATTGATTTCTTTGTCTTACAGATTCTAACGTGAAGGCACGATACAAACTGTAGTTATCGACACGTTTAACATCATCAGGTGGAATACAAAACTCATACCCACGCATTGCAGCGATACCTCTAACCGCTGCGTATTGGAACATCTGGTTACCGAGTCGGCCCAAGTTCCCGATTTGATTAAAGGCTAGCATTCAACTGTTCTCCCCTGACTTTAAGATAATGCAAATTCGAATAATAACCAGCGAGTGTATCGCGGTCTTGATTTCTAATCCACTGCCAAAGTTTATCATTATCTTGAAACTTTGGATTGTGGTAATGAGAGTTAAATGTTCTACCATGTTCGAAGTGGTAGATATCATCAACAACCCTTCCAACTTTAAAGCCAAAAAGATTCAATCGATAATAAAACTCACAGTCTTCAGCACCCCAAGATAAGAACTCTTCGTTCCACATTCCCATGGATACTTCTACAGCCTTTTGAATCATTTGTCCCCACCCAATAGAGGATGGGATGCGTTGTTTACTGTCCTTGAGAACTCCTAGATCAAAATCATTTCCATCGTGAGATGAAAGAAATTTATCTAAGAGTTCATCAGAATATGTAACAGCCCATTGATAGATACCACATCCAAAAGGATACACAGCATGTGATCCTTCTTTAATGATTGAGTGGTGTGCAAGTTCGTAACTATTCTTAGGCAAAACAACATCCACATCATGATTATAGATGATGGGAGTCTCCGCTGCACAACAAAGATCATTCAAGATCCTAGTCTTGTGGAATAGTTTCTCATCACTCTCCTCAAAGATATGAATTAGATTGTCAGTGTCACCAACATACTTTTCAATTCTAGGGAAAGCGTGTTCTTTGAAGACGGATTTAGTATCCTCTTCTTGAATCATTACTTTCGATTCAGGAAAGTTCTTCAGTAGATATGATACAGAAGTAATGACATTGCGAAGTCTATCTTCAGTTTCAATTCTACATGGCAGTAGAAATGTTACGTCTTTCATTGTTCAGGTGTTACAGGCGATGGGTCATTGTGCAGTTTCACCCATCTAGAAGGAATCATATCCTTCATATCATAATGAGCGTAGGCAGGACCAAACCAAGGATCGGGTGCAATGATAGGATTTTTTGGATCACGAATGAGCCATGCACCCCACCAAGACAGCGAACTATTAGCAATTATACCACCACTACAGAGAGACATCAAACATAAGTCGATGTAAGGTACAGACGCGCCATCTCCAAATACTTCATAAGAAGAATCGGAGAAGTGGAAGTTATCGCCTTGAAGCCAATCTTGTTTTTTGCACCAGTCGATCAAGTCAGAAACCACAATCACATTTAGATCCGCAAGTGGGAAATGCGTCAAGGCTTCTTTGTAGTATTCAGCCTTACACAGAGGATGATACTCTTGTACCATCTGGTAAGACCACTTTTCACCACGGCGACCTGTCAATCCAGGGCTTCCACGGCGAACATGAAGGAAGATACACTTGTCACGTCCTCCAAGACTATCAATAAACTCTTTACAGGGTTCAAGATAGCAGTTACGAAAAGTGAAATCATCTCTAATACTATCAGAGATGGCTTCAAAGTATTTTTCTGTTTGAAAATTACCTGAGAAGTTCGTATTATCCTCACATTCATTGAAGATCTTCTCATTGAAATGCATATCACGATACTCAACTCTATTGGGAAGAAACTTCTCACTAGTGTTCTGACCGATCTTACAATTCGTTAGATTAAATGCCTCAAACAAACCATAGTTATCAAGTCTGTCAGCATCAGGCCCAGGAATGTACCAATCAAACTTGCGGTTATGTGCAAGTCCTCTTAAGAAAGCATACTGGAACATTTGGTTGCCGAGTCTACCCTCGTTACCAAGTCCTTGAAATGAAATAGCCATTATTTACTCCAATCTTGAATCACCCATCTCTCGGGCACAATATCAGATGTGTCTAGATGTGTCATCGCAGTACCAAACCATTTCTTAGGATCAGGTGCGATAATCTTTCCACGATCTTTCTGCAACCAAGCACCCCACCATGAGAATGAAGAGTTGGCGATAATGCCACCAGAACATAGAGACATTAAACACAGATCTACCTGAGGTAGAAGTGTGTTCTGCATCTTTCCAGTACCATCAATAGTCTTATATGTGTATCTCTCGTTCCCTTCGTTGAACATGAAGCGATCATCATCAAAGAAAGGTTCATTCTTACACCACTCAATGTCATCAGTGAATACAAAGCAAGGTGTATCTACTGGGAAGTGTGAGAGCGAATCCTGAAAATATCGTATCGGGAGGATGGGGTGATACTCTTCTCTTCCGATATTGTCAGACTGACGAATATGCAAGAAAATAGGAGGCCTATCCAACCCAGCAATAATATCTTTACAAGGATCGAGAAAATCTGATCTGAAGGTGAAATCTTCACGGATCTGATCGGCGATGTGTCTAAAGTATTTCTCCGTTTGGAGATACGCATCTATATTAACACCGTCTTTGGTATTGAAAAGGGCTTCGTCAAAGTTATGGTTGGATTCCGTAACACTTCTAACGTTACTGATCCCCAGATTTTCTGGTTTACAGTTACCCATTTCAAAAGTTTCGAAGAGACCATAATTATCTTTATGTTCTACATCATCAGGCGGTATCATCCAGTTGTAACTATTGTATGCAGCAATACCCCTAAGGGAGGCATACTGAAACATTTGATTGCCCAGTCTACCGTTACTACCAAGTCTATTATAGCTGATTGTCAAAGATCAATCCTCCACACATTTTCATAAATCTCAGATGGATTGGATACAAAAATAATTTTGTCATCTCCATACTTTTCACTCATTTCATCTTCAAATTCATCGATGACATCTTTGATATCTTGAACGTAAACTTTATATCCTTTTTCGAGGAGATCAGTTACAAGTCGATAGCGAGGACTTTCGACTACCATATCAGTACCAATCTTGTAAGAAATACTTTCGATGAAGAAAGGCAAACCGTCTACGTTTTGTTCAATACAATAATTACAGATAAAATCTGCATGAGTATCATTGAAATCATCTGTTACTTGAGGAAGACTGTACTTAAGACCAACTTGATCAGCATAGTATCCTAATGCCCTATTATCACGAGGCAAACATGGGCCACCGAAACCCAATCCGTAACGCAAGTATTTAGAACCAACTCTGGAATCGTTTCCTACTGCTTCGAGGATAGAATCAATCTCATCACCACAACCAGCATTGTAGAGAATTTGACCCATCATATTGGCGTAACTAATTTTATATGTGAGAAAACAATTCACACCAATTTTAGTAATCTCTGCAGCGGTACGAGACATTTGATGAAACCTAACAGGAGTATCTTGAATGTCTTCATAGATCTCTTGAATCATTTCAAACCCACGATAATATTCTCTGGTGTATTCACCACCACAAAGAATCATATCAGCAGTTTTCATGTCTCGAATGATTGTACCTTGAGCAATAAACTCTGGGTTATAATACACCGTGATTCCACGTCCAGACAAACGTTCATTAACGGTATCACAATAGCCTGGATTAGTAGTACATCCAACAACAAATACTTTACCATCAAGAGATGGTGCTGATAAAAGATCATTAACAACATCATCAACATATGTACAATCATAACTACCATCTTCAAGAGAAGGAGTAGGTACGAATGTAAAGATGATATCTGAATTTCTAACTACTTCCAGATTACTAGTAGTAGCACGAAGATTTTCAGAACGCATCAGAAGTTCTTCTACCTCTGGTTCATTACTGAAAATCTCTTTGTTGTTGATATTAGTAACGTACTTTGATACTACATCGGATACGAATACACTGTGACCTGCTTCTTCACAAAGAAGTGCAAAACAGATACCAAGTCTACCAGCGCCGATTACACCGATACGCATTCTTTTTTTACCTCAAGTTTAAATGTAGGAATAGGATTCATTTTGTGGGAGTTTTGCGTCTTGAACTTTTCAAGAGGTTCAACGCCTGGACCATAACCAAACTCCATGGCTTTTTCTAGATCTTCATAGGATGCACCGATCTGATCCTCATCAGTACGTCCATCATCCCACAGACCATCTGTGGGTTTTGCTTCAATAATCTCAGGGATTACTCCAAAGGTTCTTCCCAGTTCCCAGACTTCTGTTTTGTAAAGATCGGCAATCGGAGCAATGTCAACGCCACCGTCACCGTACTTAGTATAAAAACCGACTCCATAATCTTCTACCTTGTTACCAGTACCAACTACGATACCATCTACAGATGCAGCAATCTGATATAGAGTTACCATACGAAGTCTAGAACGACTGTTAGCACATGCCATCTTATTGACGACATATTCCATACCACATTCTTTACCAATGGTCTCAGTAAACTTACCAAAAACATCAGACAAATCTGCCTTAAGAACTGTCACGTTAGGATAGTTCTTTTTCAACCAATACATGTGTGCATCAGAGAGAGTCTCTTGTCCCTCATTCTGTTTGATAGGCATACCCACAACATAAGTTGGTAGACCAGTCTTTGCTGCAAGAGTTGATGATACAGCGGAATCAATTCCACCAGACACACCAACTACAAGTGATTTAATTTTATTGTCATTACAATAATTACACATCCATGAAACAATGTCGCATGTGAGTGAAATATAATCAGGAATTCGATTCATTTGGAAACTTTTTTGTTGCTAGGATAACAGTGTTTTCGTAGTCTTTGCCAACATCAAAGGTATATTCCTCTTTGATCTTGTCTATAAAGTCATTATAATGGAAATCATTAAAGTTGACAAGGTTGTAGATAATGTAAGCAAAATTAGAATTGGTGACAAGTTTATCATAGTAATCCATTTGAATAGGAAGACTACACTCAGACAACGCATAGTTGCTAATGAAAAGATCAATGTCTTTGATCTCTTCGTACTCAGTGCATGGAATACATTTTACCTTATCTTTGATATCTGGAAACTGATCGACATATTTTCTTTGCAATGCACTGACCTCTGGAAGGTCAATCAAAATGTACTCATCAAACTCACAGACAGAACTAATAACTTTAGCAAGTCCACCATATCCACCACCAACTTCTACAATTTTTTTAAGAGGAGTTTCCCCTACAAGAAATGCAATCTCAAAGGTGTTCTTAATGTATCTGGCAGTAGTTGGAGAAATCCAACCAACATCAGTGTATAGTTGAAGGTTTGGTTCACCAACACTATCATTCTCCTTAAACTTTTCGATGTTATCGAACAAGTCTTTCTCACTCATATCTGCAGCCATACTGAGATAGTTGGCTCCCTGTTCTTTCAGAACATGTTCAAGGATAGTAGTGTACTTGGGATTGGATTTAAACTTCCTAAATGCCTCATCAGATTCTACTGCTTCAACACATGCAGCAAGATACTCTTCAGCGATTTGATCTTCTGCTTCCCAACCACTACGATCATTCTTTACTGCCTGTGCAGTCACATCAATAAATTCAGTGTTACTCATTTTAAGCTCCTAGTGGATCGATTCTCTGGTTTCTAAGTGGGTCAAGTTGTACAAGATAATTTTTGTACATATAATCTTCTGCTACTCTCATGTGTAAGGCGATGTTAAAGTTTTCTTTGATAACATCTTTCTTAGATTCATAATACTCTGGTGTGAGTTTTTCCCAAGGAATATTTTCCCAAGGTTCTTTCTCATCTAAGAAAATGATACCTTCATGATTGAAGTATTGTGCAACTCCAATAGTACCATGATACACTGGAATAGTTCCACATGCAAAACAATCTGTCAACTTCTCAGTAAAGTAAGTTGGATAGTTTGCGTTCTCCACAGCAAAAGAGAACATGTAATCTTTTAATGCATCGACCTTATCATCGAGAGGCAATTCATTGGGGAGTCCCCAACCATATAAATTATCACCGCCTTCATGTTGATAGAATTTTTCTACCACTCTAAGTCTACGGCGATGTCCTTCTGTATATCCTTTGTTAGAGGCAACCATAGAGACTAACTTAGTCTTAGTATAGATGTCTCTTTCCTTTACCCAAGGAGCAGCATTACTCATACAGTAAAGAAACTTACCATCCTCACCTGTCTCTTCTGTAAGTCTTTGGTCACAGGTAAAAATACCATCAACTTTTGAAGCAACATAATCATAGTTGTCTTCAATAAATTTGTATTGATCAGGAATAATTTCCCTAGATTCCAATAACCAAATAAACTTAGGAAGATCTGTGGGATCCCTAAGTGCTTCCAATGCCATATGATTAACATATAGATTGACAAGACCAGACCCATCTTTTACCCAACGAGTATAAACAGATCTATTTCCTACTGAAGTAGATGGTTCGAGAGAATCATTACAAATCAGATTGATAGGAAATTTTTTATCATTACCAAGAAAAGGAATATCAAGTCCTTCTGGACTCCTTTTTGCGGCCTCAATGACCTGCCTCATTACATCAGACATACTCTCCCTTCATATCATTGAATACATTAGTAATACCATCTTGAATCGAAGTTTTAGATTTCCAAAAACGGCTAATGTATGTATCAGCTTCGTTACGTTTATCTTTTTGAACTTCGTCCTTAGATTCGGCAGGACAGATTTCAACATCATGTCCAAGTTTATCAAAACAGAACTGAATAATCTCAGCAATTTCTAAGATAGTAGTCTGTTGGAATGAAGTAATGTGTAAGTTGGCATCATCTTCAATCTTATCATAATTTTCCATGACCGATTCTAGTGCTTCACAACAGTCTTCTGCATAGAGAAACTCACGTTGTTCTGTACCATCAGTCAACATAGAGATTTTACCCTCTTCAAATCCCTTCTTAATGAAATCAGTAATAACATGTGCCTTATCCATATCCTTCTCGATGCCATAAACATTCCAGAAGTGGACAATCTTACCACCAAGAGACTTGGTATAAAGTTCACCAACACGTTTCATTACACCATAAGGAGAGTAACTCATGTTACTCATCTGAGATGATGCGAATACAAATTTCTTTTTGTACTTCGAAAGCAAACCAAAAGTGTTTGCCATCAAACGAGCATTGTTATCAATAAAATTAAAAGTATGTTGATACTTTTTCAGATACCGAGAACCACCAACATCAAAGGCAAGAAAGAAACAAAAGTCGCAATCCATAATACACTTTTCAAGAAAAGGATTAGGAATCTTACCTAGGTCTTCATGCTCACCATTGTTCTTATCGAACTCTGTTACCAAATGTCCTTTATCACGAAGATATTCAGTCAGGTAAGCACCTACCTGACCACTAGATCCAAGAATCAGAATTTTCATTTCCAATCAATATTGTGTTTCTCACCAAAGTTTACTAGACCAGTTCCACTCATGTGACCAACTTCAGTCACATCAATTTTAGGATACAGAATACCATTCCACATCTCCTGAACTTCAGGCCAGCCAGGTCCAATATCATCAAGAAGAAGAATGCCTTTCCAATCTACATCTTCAAGGAATTGCATCATCTCAACTTCCTGAACACCATCATGAGGATCAACATCAATCATAATAATTGAAATGTTTTTCCAATTGAGAGTATCATCTTCACGGAAGTCTTGAATCTTCCAAGTGATATTATCTTTTTGAATCCTACTTGCACCTTGTTCCATCAGGTCATAACTAATGACTTGATTATCCTCATTGTAGGAGAGAGCAAGAGCAGAACCACCAGTACGAGTTCCAACATCCAAGATAGTGGTGTTCTTAAACTGACTAGAGAGCCATGCATAAAGTCGGTATTCACTTTGACCAGCAGAAAGCCAGTCATTCTTATTAATAGATTGATTTTCAAGGTGAGAAACATTCAAGTTTTTCACCGCATTTTTATCAATCTTAATAGTCTTCTTTCTTACAGTTGTTGCACTAGACATTTACGAGTTCCTTTTCAGATGATTTACGAGATTCAATTTGAGCAGAGATCCACTCATAGGTTTTGCGGATACCTTCCTCAAGGGTTTGTGAATAATCCCAACCAAGTTTCTCACGAACAAGATCGTTGTTGGAATTACGTCCACGGACACCGAGTGGTGCGTCGAGTTTATGTCTCTTCTGTACCACCTTATTAGAGACCTTAGCAGCAGTCTCTACCAATTGATTGATAGTTACCATTTCTTCAGATCCAATGTTTACTGGACCTTGGAAATTAGACTGCATCAATCTCCAAGTCGCTTCGACGCATTCATCAATGAACAAGAAGGAACGAGTTTGTAGGCCATCTCCCCACACCTCGATAGATCCACCCGTGATCGGGAGGAGAGCGACCTTGCGGCAGATTGCAGCTGGCGCTTTCTCTCTTCCACCGTCCCAGGTGCCCTCAGGTCCAAAGATGTTATGATAACGAGCAACCCTAACAGGGATACCATAATTACGGGAGTAAGTGAGATAAAGACGCTCGGAGAATAGTTTCTCCCATCCATATTCGGAGTCTGGGTTGGCGGGGTATGCGGAACTTTCACGGCAATCTGGATTGTCAGGATCTAATTGATTATGTTCTGGGTACATACACGCAGAACTAGAATAGAAGATCTTAGTTTTATTTACTTCATGATCTTCATTATATTTCTGTACGCAATCTAGCAGATTTAGATTAATAGAGGCAGAATTATGCATGATATCTGCATCATTTTCGCCTGTAAAAATGAAACCTGCACCACCCATATCGGCAGCGAACTGGTAGATCTCATCGAACGGTTCTGTAAACTGTTCAGCAATGTCCTTATAGTAATTGCCAAGATACCCTGCGAAGCGGATGCACCTCCTTACAGTTCCATAATCTCTGAGATCACCGACGATGAATTCATCAGCAGCAGTTTCAGAGAACTCAGGTTCTTTGAGGTCTACACCACGCACCCAGTAACCTTCGGTCTTAAGTCGCTTAACCATGTGACTTCCAATGAAGCCACCTGCACCGAGAACCAATGCAGTTTTTTGTCTTTCAGCCATAAAGTGTTTGGATAGTGTAGCAGTTTATTTAGTATAACATTTAGATTGGATTTTGTCTAAAAATGGTGTGGGAACCCAACCCATTTCCCTTAGTACAACTGGGTTTGCTTTCAAAATATCTGGTTCGTTAGGTGTCCACTCTTGAATAGGAAGTTCATTTTCACCAATCAGAGCATTTGCGAGTTCCAACACAGAAGTAGTTACTCCTGTACCTACATCTACAGTACCAGTATAGTCAGAATAAATCAACTTTTCAATAGCAGTGCAAACATCATCAACATGAATCCAATCTCTTTTATGTCGTGTTAGATATCTTGCAGTTCCCTGTTTCAACATTTCATATAACATATCATCTCTACTTCCTTCCTCTGCCCATACATTGAAGAACCTCATACCCACACTGTTGGGTGGTGCCATGACTTCATTGACCTTCTTGGTCATCACATATGGATTCCTCCACCACTCATAAACTCCTGCAGAACTGGCATACAACAACCTAGTATTATACTTTCTACAATAATCAAAAATGGGTTTGGACTTTTCTACATTATTCTCCCAAAATTTTTCTGGATTATCTACACTATCTCTGAGTGCAGCATAGGCAGCAAGATGAACTATAACATCATAGTCTGCACATCCAACATCTACAAAATTTCCTGTGTCATCTGGTCTATCTAATCCATCAACATCAAGTCCTACTTTTGTTAGATGATTAAAGACATGGCTTCCAATAAAACCTTTATGTCCTGTTACTAATACTTTCATTCTTCGTGCATATTATGTTCCTGCGACCCAGCAGTGTCAGTAACTCTAAGACCATTGACACCCTGCCACCATCCTGTGATGATATACTTTGTAGTCGAAGGAGGGTTACCTCTATGTAGATGGGTAAAACCTGCAGGCCATAAAACCACTCTACCTGTTTTAGGTTTTACTCTAATACCCTGATATAAAAACTCTGTTTCTCCTGCTTCAACATCATTCAAATAAATCATCCACGCAAGAACTCTATCATTAACATTCCAGTCAATGTTCTCAGCATGGAACATGTGATAACCGCCACCTCTAGGTTGAGTAACTTGTAGAAGGGCGGCACTACTAACGTAATTAAAACTAGAAAGATATGGAAACGCACCAATATAATTACGAAGACAAGGTTCTAGTGCATTAGTATATAAAGCACCAACTGATTCAGAATGAAAACTATCTAAAACAAGTTGTGCATCTTGAATACCAAAAGTTTGTCTAGGTCGAACATGATGGCTATTGTCAGCAATTTCCATCATCTTTTGACAAAAATCTTCAGGAACTACATTGTCATAGATGCCAATGAAATCTGAGATTGTCACATTTAGATTTGGATTGGGTTCCAAATCTCTCATTTCTTTTTCCATAAAATTCTAAATTTTCAGGTTCAGATAATTAGTTCCGTAACCATATCTATCAGAGTATTGTTTAGTGGAATGTCTTTCACCAAACTCACCATCTAACATAAAGTTAAATGCAATACTATATCTCACAGGGCCATCCGATTTTGTTCTAATAGGATTTACCATGTGACTTAGATGTGAAGGGAAAAGATATAAAGTACCTTCTTGAGGTTCGAATACCTTAACATGAGTATTCAGGTCAGTAACATCATTGATGTTTATTTCCCAATCATCTGTGCTCCAAGTAGGTCCACTTCTAAAGAACTGGATTTCTCCACCCTCTTCTGGATCATTAACGCGAGGATAGAATACCCCACTAAACAAGGCATTAGAATGCCAATGTTTAACAGCATAACACTGATCCCGATACCTATTAGACCAAGCGGTCACACAATGTATTTTATGAATATCTCGAGCAATATTCAATACATCATATAGGTAAACTTCCACCTCCTTCATAATCATGTCTCGGAGTTTTTCCATGCCTGGAAGTTCCAAAACATTTTTAATTTGAGTCACAGATCCATTGGATCTTCCCAGAAAATCAACATCCTGTTTCCATTCAAGTTCTTCTAAGATTTTAACCATCTCAAAGAACTCTTTTGGTCTAAAAGGAAGTTGAGTTTCGTAAAGAGGAGTAGGAAATAATAAATGTAATTCTGCCATAGGCTCCACCAGGATTTTTATAGACTCTCCATGTCTTTGGAGACTGTATCATGATTTATATAACAAGGTACACCATCAGGATCAAGCCATTTGGTGTACTCAAAGTCTTCCATTGCATAGTCAAGTTGAGTACCACTATCTAATAGATACATGTCTTTGTATCGTCTAGAATACTCATCAAATTTTTGGATGCGATAGTCAGGCATACCATTAATTTCAAGTGTACCACACTCAACGTAACGGTATGGATATCGTTCTAGAATTGTTTTACTCATAATGTTTATCGGTTGGTGAATGGTATACCAGAACAAATGCATCACACTTAGGGCATGATAGATTTGTAACGATATTATATTCTTCGTTACAGTAGTCTTCTCCAGAGTGATCTGCACCCCAGATTAACTCAGTATTACAGTGCCAACAATTCATTGTTATTCAGTTTTAGGCTACTTCCACGCCTTCGAAATCGCGAACAAGGCAATCAAGAAGGATCTCATAATCATCTAGAGGTTCTCCTGAAAATTCATAACCTTCGTTTTGATAATATCGGACTACCTTTTTGTAAAGTTTTGGATTCTTTACATCCAAAAAGATTTCTCCAGTAGAAGCAAGACGAAGAGTTTCGATTTCTTTCTTGAACTTAGTAATGACGGACATTTTCCCGTGAATGTTTACAGTTGAATTATAGGGGCTAACCTAGATTAAGTCAACTCCCTTCCTCGTGATCGGTGTAGAGTTCTTCCCAATCAGTCTTATCGTCGTGGTCTAATTTTTCATCTTCTGCAACAGCAGAATAAGGTTCAATCACTCCCCTCTTATGAAGAGGATCAACAAGTTCAGTTGGTGCAAGAATCACATCTCGTCCATCAGGACACATAATATGAAAGGTCTCTCCTTTTTCAGCCCTTTCAAAAATTTCATCGAAGTTCTTATCAAGTTCTTCTAAAGTAATCTGTTGCATAGAAAAATAATAAATCGGGTTGATAGGATTCGAACCTACGGCCACTCGCTCCCAAAGCGAGTGCTCTACCAAACTGAGCTACAACCCGTTCAATGTTCTTTATAATGTTCTGGATGAGATTGTACATCCCACATATAAAAAATGAATGGGATTAATAGACTAAACCCCATCAATGAAGCATAGGTGACGGGGTGTGTATGTATGACACTCATTACAACGTGAATGAGATTAGTCATTGGACTCCTATTTTGTAAAGTAGTCTAGTAGTCGTTCTGCGGTGGACTCAATGAAGGGATCTGCTTTCGCTTCATCCCATGTTCCACCCTCAATAAACCATGTGGAAGCAACCATGTCCTCGATTACAACGGCATAACGCCAAGATCTAGGACCAAAACCAATGTTGGATTTATTGACTTCCGTATCAGCCCATCTAGTAAACTCTAGAGCGCCGTCAGGAATGTGTTTTACTTTTTTAATCTTCTTTTGTTTGAACCAAGCATCCATTACAAATGCATCGTTAACACTCAAACAGTAGATCTCATCTAGTTTACCAGCTTTTTTCAACTTTGCATAATTTTTTTCGAAACCTGGCAAATGTTTTTCAGAACAGACTGGAGTAAAAGCACCAGGGATGGCAAAAACTACGACTCTTTTTCCTTTGAAGAGATCTTCGGAAGTCTTAGTTACAAAATCACCATCCTCTCGATAATGAAATTTAATTTTACTTGGTACTAACCTAATGTCTGACTTTGGTGGACCGTACATTTTAATCTAAAATAACTTCAAACTAACTTATATATGCGACTATGCTGCCGCTTTTTCTTCAACACGATCTTCAATAGAAAGAAGTTCGCCCTTAGTAGTATACAACAGTTTTTTAGTCTCTGTCAATACATAGAACCCTGTGATGGACTTTCCATCATCGGTCCAACCATAAGCAATAACCCGTTCATTTACATCGTGGTCATTTAGAATTCTTGTTGAATGAAGGTAATGGTTGTACCTTTGGTGGAGATTGATCATCAGCGTACCTCAAAATTTAATTTGCGAACCTTCCTTTTACGGCGTTCGTCTTGGTATTTTAGGTCACTTTGTGTCAGGAAACCCTCATTTTTAACAATATCTTTAGATTTCATAAACACTAATTCATCTAAGTTATTGGCAGAAACCCTGTCGCCATTTACTGTCATCATGTTTGGGCATCCACAACATGCAAACTGACCGTTAATGTTTAACTCTACGTTACAACATTTACATCTAACTCTATCCATCTTTTTGGAGTAACTTATGGGAAATACTGGATTCGAACCAGTGACTTATTGCTTGTAAGGCAACCACTCTACCGCTGAGTTAATCTCCCAATAAACTCCTATGGAAGTGGAGTCCACTCGTAACCATAGGTGTGGGGATCTTCCTTAATCATATCCTC